CGCCAGACCTCATATCAACAAACGGCTGTTCATCTATTCCAGATTTAAATTCTGTGCGCTGCTCGCCAACACCTATAGTCAGACCCTCGACAACCATAAACGTCTTGCCGCCGGTACTGATTGTTACCGTTGCATCATCTACCGCTGATGGCAGGTTGGTATAGAAAGCGAATACCCTACGGTCTGTTTCAGGTGTAAAAGGCAACTGATTAGGTACTGTGTTTCCGGTATCTGCTGTTACAAAACCAGATTGATAGTTTTCTCTGACGTGATCCCCAAGGTTTTCACGACTGGAAACCTGCCAGTAAGAAGAACCAAATGCCGTATCTTGCCATGCAGGGGCGTAAGATATACCGGAAGTTCTGTTGACGAAAGAAACGTTTTCGCCAGCATCATACATCGACTTTGAAGCACCAAACTTCAAAAGACTATTAATGATATTAAAGCGCTTTGATTTTAATTCATCAAGAGATATATCAAGAATGCTTAATCCATCTTTTTTAAGATGCAGGCCGCCGTCACCTGAAGGAAACCAGCCCCACCCGTCAGGCAAGTCCTGAACAGATGCTCTAAAACGAACAGGTGAGGTAAATGTATTTCCGTTATCCGGTGATACTCGCCAAAACTGATATAAATCAGGGTTTTGATTAAACGTATCAATATCAATCCAAGGGCCAGAAACGCTACCAGAATACTGGTAAATAGGATTGGGTGCAGCATCACCTGATGGGCCTGTTAGAGTTGCAACGGCGTTAGCCAATGGAAATTGTCGGCCTCCAGTGTCACCGAATACAATATCATCGCCAGAGAATGCAGCGGAATTAACATGATCGCCTGTCAGACCTTGTATTCCTTTGTCACCCTTTGGCCCTTGAAGGATAACATCTGCGGTAACCCATGTGGAAGATGACGCATCCCACATATAGAATTCAAAACCTGATATTTCATCGCCAACAGCACATACAACGCCCTGATAGAGACGGTTTGGATTAGAAGTAGTCCAATCATCTCTAAACACAACAGATGAAAAGTACATATCTTCTGCAATAGCTACGCCAGAACCTTGCCCGTCAGAAGAATAAGCTCTAGGAGCCTGCATAGATTACCCCTTATCTCCAGTGACTGTCATTTGATAGTGTGTCGCACCTGTAATACCCGTAGGAACAGCTTTAAATTCCACAGATGGGCCAGCGCAGTCGGCAAACGCACCTTCTGAAGAGCAATCTATAGGGCTGCTTGACAAGGTGACAAAGCCCTGAGCACCGTTATACCGTGTTGAAATATCAATAGCACCTGCGGATGGTGTGCTTGCTGGAGTTCCTTGACTGTCTGTAAAATAAGAAAAAGTCACAAAAACATGAGGATAATGAATCATATCCTTTGATTCCAAATCTATTGTTTCGCTTACTGGTGTTATTTTAGACGCTGCTGTTCTAGCCATGTTTTTAAGCCTTTAAAGATTGCAATCCTCTTTATTATAGCATGGTTATGATTGATTGGTTTAATTTGCTTCCTTTGGACAACAAAAAAACCCGCTCAATATGGCGGGTTTTAAAATAAGCAGCTTGATCACTCAGCTTTAGCAGAAGGCTTTCGGCCTCGCGTCTTAGGCTTTTCTTCCTCTTGAACATCCGGCGCAGGGGCGTCCACTTTAACCTCTTCCTTGACAAGTTTAGCTTCCACTTTTGGTTCAGCAGAATAAAACCCATCCTTTTGAGCAAGGATTTCTTTATAATCAACAGGATTTTTAACTTTCTTGACAGAGCCATCTTTACCGTACAAAGTAAGCATGTATTCCTCCAATAAAAAAATAAAGGCCGGACAATATATCCGGCCAACCTAGATTAAGGCGCGAAGCCAAAAGCAGGGTTAAGGAACGCAGAATAGGTAATGCTTGGGGCATTACCGCCCAGAGTTGCAGTCAGAGAGATCTGGGCAGCGTCAGCATCAATCAGTCGAGCAGTATCGCCATCCAGAGCAAAGATATATTCGCCAGCAGTTGTGATAGCGCCAGTAGTCATGATATCGGTAGAGTTGCCGCCAGCAGGATCCAGAGCGTTAACGGTGAAAGAGTAAGTTTCATCGCCTACGCCAGTTTCTACATCGGAAACCTTGACAACCAGCGCAAAGCCTGCTGCATATTCCCAATCAAACGCTTTAGCCGCATCTGTTGCAGTAGCTGTCACAGCGGCAGAACCTTGTGCGCGAAGTAGCACAGAAGCTTCGGCATCATAAATAGCTTTAGACATTATTTGTTTACCTCTATAAAGTTTTAATAGCGCCCAATTAAGGGCGCATCAAATTAAGCTACTACAGCAGCGTTAGTTACACCGCGCAGGCGGGTAGCAGAGTGATCGCCCATCAGCACGAAAGAGTTGTACCAATCAACAGTAGTGCGATACTTAGAGCCGTCATCCAGCAGGCCCAAGTCGGTAACATCCATAATACCGTTCTGAATACCCATCAGCTGCCCGTCACCGACAGAGGCAACGTAGATAGAGGTACACTGAGCAGTGCCGCCAGCAGGTGCTGCTTCGTCAAAGCCGAGAATCTGATTACGAGACGCATCTTCATCAATAGCTACCAGAGGCAGGCCGTTATACATAGAGACACGATTGCCGAACTCGTCCTGATCGTAGGTGATAAAGCCACCAACAGATGTGTTACGAGACGCAGAACTCAGGCGACGAATCATAGTACGGTTCATAAAGATATGAGTCGGACTATCAGTTCGGTCAATCGCTTCGTCCAGCTTATCCAGAGACAGAGCGTCACCGCCAGAAGTTGAGCCAGCAGCAATAACCTGATCACCAGTCAGACGCTTTTGCAGGCCGTCAAACTCACGTGGATCATCATCTGAATCACCTTTGAAGAACTTCGCAGTCCACTCAAGAGCCAGCGCTTTCAGCTGCATTTCTTCCTGCATGTCTCGCTGATCTTCACCGCCAGTTTCAACAAGGAAGCGGTCAACGTCGATATTGCCACCGAACATGCGCAGGGTTTCAGTTTCTGGAGCCAGAGCGCCAACAGTAGACTGATGGCTTTCGTTAACGCCACGGAATGCAGCTGTTGGCAGCTTTCCTTCGCGGTTAAAGGTATAACTAGCACCCGGAATAGACATGAACGGAATTTGACCGATCAGGTTGCCGTGAGTACCGATTGTTTCAATAACGCCTTGACGGAAAGTGTCAAGATTTCGTAGTTTTGCAGCTTCTAGTAGAGTAAGTGCAGCCATGTAGCTTTTCCTCTAAGTTTTTTAGAAGGGAGCTTTGGCCGCTCCCATATTGGTTTAACGTCGGTTTTGTTTTCGGCCCAGAGCACGTTTCTGCTGCGGACTCATGCTATCAAGTTCTTCTTGGGTGTAATCGCCAGTTGAGCGGTCAGCCCCCATCGCACCGATAAACCGATATGGTCGTTCTTGACGCATTTCTTGCAGCCATTCACGAATACCCATCGCTCCATCGGCAGTTTGTCGCGCAACACCATCAGCGCCAATTACTACAACCTTGCCATTCTGATCAAAGTCAAGAGATTCAAGAGCGTCCCGCTCAACGTCAGACTGTGCCAGACGTTGGAAATCTTCAGTTTGTGCCAGCTCCATATTAAGTTGGCGCAGAAGTTTCTCATGTTTGAGTTTTTCCTGTAGCGCTTCCTGTTGCTGTTTAGCCTGAGATTGTTCTTGCTGCAATCGCTGCTCAATCAGCATCTTGTCTGATCGCGCTGCGTTCAATCGCTCTTCCAATTCACCGCCCAAGCCTTTTTCGTAAGCGTCGTAGCCGCCTGTGGCTAGTTTTGAAAATCGGTTTTCGTCGCTTCGCAGCTTATTCCACACCTCAAGGTCTACGCCCTGATATTTCTCTTTTGTTTCTTTAAGCTGATTCAGAATGTCGTTACGATTTGCTTCCAGAGCTGCATTCTTCTCTTCAATCATTCGCTCGGCATCGGTTTGAGCGATATAACCAGCTTCTTGCAGTGCCTGTTGGACTTCTGGATTTTGTAAATCAAGTGCCATAGTAATCTTCACCTGTTGGTAAAAGTAGTTTAAAGTTATCTGTTGATAACTAATATGGTTATATTATAACACAGTTATTTATTACTCTAATTCATCGGCTTCTTCTTGTTCTAATTCGATATTATTATATTGTGTTATAATATCCGGCTCATCTTCTTTTTTACCAATTTTCATCAGCTCTTCTACTTCCTTGTCAATATCAATGTCGTCAGAAATATCGCCACGACGCTGAGCTTCAGATAGCATTGTTTTAAGTGTTAGCTGATTATTAGCTACCATATCGGTTGTCGTTTTAAATACATTATCATTAAACTTAGCGTTAAACTCTTTATTTGCTAATACATCAAAAGAAGGCAGTTTATAAACTGTAAACGAAGCCATCATTTCAATAATTGATTTGGCGAATGATTCAATAGCTTCAGCATGAAGTTTAAGCTTTGCGCTTGAAGAGTCTGCTTGTAATGCTCGACCAGTTGCTGTTTCTTTAGCTCCTGAAGTAACCGATACCGTTGAATCCATCTTTGAAATATCAATCTTTTCTTCAATAGAATTTAAAAGAGATTGACCTGCTTCTTGCGCTTTGCCGTTTGTTTCTACCCATTTAATATCACTATCTTTTGGCAGGGTTACATTGATATTTGAAGCAAGTAATGAAAAGTTTTTGCTAAATTCGTCTGTGTCTCCATCTTCTCCCATAATGGTAAATAGGAATGGAATAAGATAGAAATGAGCCGACCAAGATAAATCCGAATTAACCTGAGTATGCTGTAAGTTGATATAAGCAAGGTCTTCAAATACAGATGAAGCGTTTAAGGTACCAAGTTTACGGCCATAAAGAACAACAGCAGGGACGTAATCTTTAATCAACTTGCCATCAACAAAGCGCTGAATCTTTCCTTGTTCAACAAGATAGTCTTCGCCTTTGGCGTCTTGATCGTAGATTTTATAACCTGTAGGCGTAACAACTTTTACGCGCTGTGCAGTTTCAACACCGTATTCTTCATCTTCAAGGATTGCTTCTTCAAGGAAGCGCAGCATTGTAATACGCCCGTACTGATCGAACGAATAACCTAGCAAATCGTAATAAGTCACCAGCTTAACGTATGGTCGCGCACCGGATTGCATTTGCTCGCCACGGTTATCAGACTTTGAAGGGTTTGCGTAGTCCACGTAAGCAATCGACATTCCGTAAGCAAGCGATTCCTCAGTTGCTTTCATGCAGAACTCATTAAGGTCTGTGCCTTCCATGTCAACGTTTTT